AATGAAGTTCTACGTCGTATGCGGCGTCAGGAGTTGGGCCTAATAAGAACGTTAATTCAGTTACGAGCGAAGACTGAGGGCCAAAGATAGCGTAGTGTTTAGGTTTCCCCCGATACGCCGCTGCTGTATTGGGGTACGCTTCGCGCATGAAGTTCACGTCTTTGTTGAGCAAATACAAGTATTCGCCGCCGCTGATTACAGCCAAAGAGTAAGCAGACAGAAAATCATTTGGCGCAGACAGGTAAGGGTTTCCAGTTGTAACCGTGCCCGTCATATTTTTCCGCAAGTTCGCAATCTGAACAGTGTTGTATATCCTCTGCTCAGCTTGTTTGATGAACACATTCATATCCACTGTGGGAAATGTATTCTCACAGTAGTCAGAAACAGCGATCACCAACTCGGAATAGGTCATGCCATTGGGCCTCTTGCCATCACACCTTTGGTAGCCGCACCGGTTCCACGGATTTTGATGCCGCTTGTTTTAGGCTGCTCATTACCGGCAGATTTACTGTACGCGCCAACAGACATATCTAACGTCTGTAACTCACTGTGGTTAGGTTCTTTGCCGGGATTGTTAGAAATCTTCATTTCTTTGCCATCCATAGTGTGGGGCTTGGCGTAGACCATAGCATCGCCAACTTCTTTACCCATCACTTTTTTGCTGAATTTAGCCATTATTTGCTCCTTGAAGACTTCATCTGGTTAGCAACTTTAGCCATGCCGCGACCCAAAGTACGCATCTGCATATTGGTCTTGCCGCCTTTGGCAAATTTAGTCATGGGTTGACCGGGATGTAGCTTCTTCTCGTGCTTGTGTACAGCACCAGCTATCATTTTCTTGTCCTGTTTTAAATCTGCTTTGTCCATTTTTAACTCCTAGGTTACGCTTACCGTTACTGTACCAACAAAATCCGTTGCTACCAAGTTGTTTGGCGTCAACGCATCATCAAAACCCCTAGCACCGCCAACGGGGTTCCATCCCCATTGGATGTCTCTTGAACCACCTGACAAGTTACCATTTGCGTTAATGCCAGAAGTTACATATGTTGTGTCTCTTCGTGGGTTACGTAAAGCCTGCGGGTCATCTACTGGAAACGTTCCCAGCATCAACTGGGGTTGATCAGGATCCCAACACTCCGGGCACACCAATAACTGATATTTACGCTGCTTGATGATCTCCGTTTTCAGTCTTTTTAGTAAATACTGCTGTCCACAACGATCACATTCAGCAATGGCTTTCTTGCCAGATGCAAATCTATTGCCCATCAGCTACCACCGATAAACATCTGCCTAGGGACAAAACGAACCGCCGCTTTTTCTCGATCTTCACCAGCAGCAGTTTCAAAAGTTTCATCGTAGATCTGCTTCAACATTGAAACGCGAGGCATCAATTCAGGTACTTTAATTGCGATGTGATAGGCCAAACCGGCTACCAAACAAGGCAAAAACCGGAAATTCATGTCTGCTGTTTCTACACCTGCGCCAGCATCCTGCACTCGGCGCAGTCTCCAATAAACAAACTGATAGTCTGTACTGTTATCTGGTGTGGGCCACACAGTTACCGCTGGAAGCTGCGGAACAAATACTGCATCACCATTCGCATGCGAAGCTGCGGTTGTGTTGTTCTGACCTCTATACACACCGCCAAGAACGTTGCCTGTGACGTAGGTGTAGTAGATATCTTCTGTGCCAATCCGAATAAAGCCTGACCCGGCTAACCCAACCACCGTGTTAAGCGTGATCGTTGTACTCGTGGAAGTGATGGCCCCCACCAAAACCGAATTCGTCGGGTTAACTTGCCCAGAGAGGCGCTGAACCCAGACTTGAATTGGACGAGCTTGCTGTAATTTGTTTGGAATAGTGGCATAAGTAGAAACACTAATACGTGTGATGGTTAAGTCAGCTTGGGTTGATGAAGAGTTAGCTCCTGTACGAATCACATGCTCAAGCAAATCAATCGTATCTGTGGGTAGCGCATAGGTGGCGAGGCCGGGGGTCAGGTCAATAAACCCTTCCTCCATTGTCCACATGTTGATGCCCTTGTTCTGCCATTCAATGGTCATCAGGTTCATAGACCTACGCGCTGTGCGCAAGTCGTAACCACTACGCATTTCCCGCCCAGCCCTCTCCCACGCCTCTTCAGCGATCTCCGTAAAATCCATGTTGAAGAGGGTGGAGCCGGTGGTGGTCATCTAAATCCTGCCGTTTTCTTTGCTATTGCTTTAGGCTGAGCTACAAATTGTTTACCAGACGCTTTGCCCGCACGTTTGGCTTTAGTGGTGGCTGCGTATTCCTGTGGAGATAAAGACTTAATAGCCGCTTCAGGGAGATATCTCTCACCTGTTTTTGATGACGGCTTCCCCGACTTAGTGCGCCATTTCTGGTCACCCCAATTTTTCAGGGATTGCTGCGGCGCTTTCAATCTCTGTAGCCCCCGCCAGCAGCTTTATATTTCTTGGCTACAAGCTGTGCCTTTCTGGCCGACCATTGCCCTGCGCCTGTGCCTTGAGTTGCGGCTGCTTTGACTTGGCTTACGATCCGCTTACGCAGACTGGGCTTGGTATAGTTACCAGCAGCATTGACGCTACCACCCTCAGCATACTGAGTAAAGTCGGTGTCGTCTCGACGTGCTTTACGCACGCCTTTGGGCATTTTAGAAGGGGCTATGGCTCCCATTCCACGGCTGGGCATCATGATTAAACCATCTTTCCGCGTGTTTTACCGCGTTCAGCACAACCGTCGGCACGCTTGGAAGCAGAAGAAACGGAGCCGCCCTTTTTGTAACCCTCGTCTTTTAACCCCTGCCTTACACCTTTTTTAAAGTTAGCGCGGTCGGTCATGCCCATTTTTTCTGATAAGTAGGCGTCAGCATCGTCAAACTTATCTCCGATGTATTGACCTGCCCTTTCAAGATACGCCGCAGGGGTGCCCAATACGCCACCACGAGTTGCGGCTTTTTGTTGGCGGTTATAACCTTCTTGCCTACCTTGATCCCGCGCTGCTTTCGCCATATCTGTCCGATCAGCGCGTCTTTTCTCTAAATACCTTTCTTCGTTAGTAGGCCCAAACTTGGGGGCAAACTCAGTATTCGTTAAAGACTGGTTGTAGGCTTTTTCCGCCTTCATGCGTTCTTTTTCATCCCGCGCTTCTTGAAGCATTTGTTCTTTAGTAGCCATGATAAACTCCTTAAATTAACAGGTCATGCCGCCTTTTTTAAGCATCTTGCCTTTAGTCTTGCCTTTTTGAGCAATACCATCAGCGCGAGAAGAAGCGGAGCCCATAGAAGGCTTGGCTGTTTTAACAGCGCCCATCTTGGCCATGCCGCCTTTGGCCATTTTGCCCTTGCCGTCAGCAGCAAAATCAGGAACCATTTTGCCGCCTTTATTAACCATGGTCATGCCGCCTTCAGCCATTTTCATGGGCTTTTTCTTAGCCATCATTGCCATCATTCCGGGATTCATTTTTGAAGCCATAGTATCACCACCTTTTGAAAATTTGCGGCCCTTGTCCGCGTTGGAAAAATCCTTGCCCACGGACTGTGGGACTCCCACCTTCTTCGCAAAAGCTGGACTATGCGCCACAGCCTCCATGAAATTATGTTGCTTTTTAGAAGTACTAGGCATGGCTTGACACACCCTTTTTGTATGCGTCCCACTTTGGATGCTCTGCTGAAGCATACAAGTATTGCGCTGCAAACTCTAGCAAAGTAGGATCGTCTCTAAAATGCCCCAAACCTCTGTTGCAATGATTACACAGCAAACCTCTGATCTTACCGGTCTTGTGGTTGTGATCAACAACTAATTTTTCTTCAACTCCACAAATAACACATTGCTTTACGGTGGACTTTAATTCTTTGAGAGCCTCATCTGAAATTACATCTCTAAATTTTCCGCGATTAATCGAGCTTCTGTAAGTGGCTCGGCATTCTCGACACCAGCTATCTAAACCATTTCGTTTTTTATTATGTAATGGGAAAGCTTCAGCCGTTGCTGGCTTGTCTACTTTACAGCGAGTACAAGTTAGCAGTTCCATGCTCTTAAAGCCTTATTTATTCTAGAGTCTGGGTCTTTGGCTGTCTTTGTGGACGTATTCTTTTTCTTGTGGCCTTCCATCCGGGCGCAAAAAGAGTCTCGCCGTGAGCCGCCCTCTGGTTGCGGGGGCTTTAGGTTCATACCCTGTTTTTTCGCAGAGGCCCGTCCCTTGGCGTTCAAGCCGCCTTTGGGGTTCTTGCCTTCTTTTCTCTGCCATGCTGGACTAGCCATAAGCTACCTTTAGATGTGCTTTTGCATGATCTTTGAGCAGGGGTCGTAGAACGTCTTTCTCAAAGTCCCGAGTAAATTCTTCGGTGCCAATATGCGGCAAACTGATCATAGGGTCAAGGTAAATCTTGAAGCCTTCGTGTCTTGCTCTCAGGCAAAACGCATAGTCTTCACCAATATACTGCCCGTCCAAAATCATAAAGTCGAAGAGCGCATGTTCTATCTCGCCGTCGCCATCGCCTTTGTATTGCCACTCTGGGTGTTTTTCAATCATGTGCTCAAAGACATGACGACGCACCAGCATAAATCCTGTGGAAACGCTTTCAACGCGCATGAGGCCGTGGTCGTCAAACTCTAGCTGACCGTCTTCATCAAGATAGAAATCCAAGAAAAACTTGGCATCTTTTGATCTGCGTGGGTACGAACCCGCCACGATATCTTTATCTGTTGACAGGGCCAATAAGCGAGTTACAGCGTCAGTGTTAATCACCACATCAGAGTCCACAAACAAAAAGTCTGTGCAATCTGACTCCATAAAGTTGCGAACCAACTTGTTTCGCGCTTTGGTGATGATGGAGCAGCCAGACAGGTGTACGAGGTTTAGCCGTACCCCCATCTTGTCCAACTTGGGAACGAGTTCTGCAATCGCAAAGGCAGTCCTGATATTGACTTTGCCATCGTAGCAGGGGATCGCAATCATAAGCTTGCGTCCCACCAAGTTGAAGCTTTTATCAGCCATAGAACACCGTGACTTTTGCGCCTGTTGCCAGTGTTGCATGGATATCTGTTGTAAACAGAATGCCCTCGCCGGGAATCAAGTTAGCAAAAGGATTGTTGGTGTTGTTGGGGATATTAAACTGCAACCGGATAGTACCCGAAGCACCGCCGTCACGGAAAATAATATCTCCAGCTGTACCGCCAGACAAACACTGATAGCCTTTTAAACGGTTGCGACCAGACACTATAGTGCCGGTAGCTTCAACGTGCGCTGATTTTACGTC